GTACGGCATCTCTGCTGAAAGAAGCATGAGAGACCTTCTCAACATTCGCAACGGGGCTATTGAAAACGGACAGTACGCTGCGGCGGTTCAAGCGGAGAAATTAAGAGCGCACATGGGCGGTCTTTTGAACTCTAAAAGAGAAGATCCAGTGAAGATGCTTACTAAAGAGCAACTCGCTAAACGGATTCAAGAAATAGAGAATATTGCTAACGCAAAAACCGTCGCGCTTGAAGATACAGGCGATGGAGTCTTTACGCCCAAGAACCTGAACTAATTAGCGTCAGTGTCCTCTAAGAAGTAAACAATAGTGCTTTCGTCGTATTTTTCACACTGCACACATTGTAATTTTCCGTTACCAGTTACCAAGAAAGCCATGCACCCACATTCTTCACACGAACGAATGATGTCTTCCGGCTTGTACTGAGCACCTGTTTCTTTTTCGATTTGCTCAAGGGCGTTTTTAATCATCGGTGCACTCTTTTTCACTGTACTTCTCGCTAATAAAACGCGCCTCCCATCTTGGGCTCATCAGGGAGTTATACGCCTTCACTTTCCAATTGTCGTAATAACCCTTAGACATCAGGGCATCGCTTGCAGCATTGAGTAACGACAGGCGCTGTACAAATATCATCGCATAGTAGTCAAGCCCAGGCTGCTCATCATAAGTCTCATACAGAAATTCAAAATTCTCTGAATCAGGCTGGTCTTCCGGATGGAAGGACATTAAGTAAATGTCTGATGGGGCCAGAACTTTATTCGCCTCCATACAGGCTACGTCAGTGTTTTCAGCCGACCCTAATTCCTGCCAGTTAGGAATGGCAATGATGTGAACGTCCTTGTCGTCCTCAAGGATGCTTTTTATTCCATCGTCAAATATTTCCGGACAACCGATTAACCCACCCTCGCACCCTTCCGGCAAGTTAAAGACTTCTATAGAAACCTTCTTTTGCTTCCAAGCAGACTTTGCATAAGGACACGGCGGAAAGCCGTTTAGAAACTTTGAAGGCTCCTCAAGAACATCTCTACTCCACGAGCGAATGTCTTTTTTAATCTTGGTGCTGATGCTCACCGGATGTTCATCTCTGCTCGACGAGTAACTTCCCTTGTTCGGTTGTCCTCGAACTTCATTCGCATGTATTCAGCGCGAACGCGATAAATGTTGGCTTTCGTTCGAGCCTGAACCATATTCTCTATAAGCTCAGTGTACCGGGGGTCTCTCCGGGCTTTATGCTCAGCCTTGTTTACTGGAATATCAGGCCACTCTGACATGATTTGAGAGAAGACAATCTTTTTGTTTTCCTCCAGCAACCGGGCCGCGCCGTCGAGTTCTATCCAGTCTTCACTCGCTAGACGCCACTGCTCCGGCAAGTCGCTTTGCCTCTCGGATAACGTACCAGCCGGACTCATAGTCGCCGTCAGTCTCTCGGATAAGCTGGGCGAGCTTGAGGGGGTCAATCCCTTGACGTTTCCACCATTCTCGTTCGTTGCTTTTGTGTTGTGCATCAGGACCATCCGTGTGGTGATAAGGGCACAAAGGAACTACGCGGTCGTCGCTTGGTTTCATTCCCATTGCGTAATGCCCAATTCGAACATGAGCAGCCTGAGCCTCTGCGCCACAGATGACACAACCAAGGCTGGCTACATACTTCCTGTAACGCCTTGATCTAAAACGGGATTTCGTCATCAAGGTCTGGAGTAATTTCCTGAGTTTTCTTTTCAGGAGGAGAAAAAGAGTCGCCGCTTTTCTTGTCAACCAATTGAAGGTCTCCGTTATAAGCAGGAATAACGACTTCAGTTGTGTACTTTTCAACGCCCGACTTATCAGTCCACTTGCGCGTTTGTAGCTTTCCTTCAACATAAACCTTTGACCCCTTTTTAACGTAGTTCTCAACAAAAGAATTGATTCCTTTGCTGAAACTAACAATTCGGTGCCATTCTGTCTTTTCTTTTCGTTCTCCGGTCGCTTTATCCTTCCATGTCTCAGAAGTAGCAACCGAGAGACTAACAACAGACCCACCGTTTTGCGTCTGCCTAACCTCGGGGTCTTTCCCGAGATTACCCATAATAATTACTTTATTCACACCAGACATTCTAACTTTCCTTTTTTGTAAGCGTGTCTTTCATTTGGTCTTTTGTTTTGACGAGAGCCTCATGCAGACCTTTGTCAAAATCCATTACTTTCTTCAAGTTAACGGATGAGTTTACCCAAACATCCTTTAACTCTTCGAGAGACCCGCAGGACTTCAAGTTTTTCTCCACATCACCAACAATGGTCTCAACGAGAACTGCAAGGGTCTTTGTGTCTACCTTTACTCGCCCTCCAAGCATCCCCTTCAAGCGTGGCAATTCATCTTTAGCGATAACGTAAGACCTGCCCCTCGCCTCAAGTCTTACCCATGGACTGTCTAGGGAATAAAGATAACGACCAACCCCCCAAACAACGGCGGCTCTCTTAAAGGCATCTGACAACGCCCCCTTCGGGCCCTCAACGTCGGTGTCTCCGGCCCCGTTAGATTTCACCACCCAGTCTTCACCGCATTTTATAGAGATTTCGCAGACGGTCTTTTCTCCAGCATGGCTGTATCTACATTGCCAATTCTCTGGGCTGCAAACGCTATCAAGGCGCTCCATAACAGTGCGGGCGTCAATATACGCTAACGCAATACCTTTGGTTTTGTCTTTGGTGGTTGCCCCAACTCTCCAGTCGATTTCGTCGGGGTCAAAAGGCGCACTCAAATCAGGCAAATTCATTCTCAGTACCTTCCTGATACTGCTTGCAAAATGCGCTTGCATTGCAGTATCGCTCACATCGCTTAAACTTTTCGCCAACTCGAACGTCTATTTTACCTTTACCAACTTTCGTGTAAAGGTATTCCTTGGCCTCTTCTTCCGTGTCGAGTACACGAGTGGCTCTTTTGGCTCCCGGCTTCATCACAGCGTAACGGTCTGGCGTTGCCCACCGGTCTTCATCACTGCAAAGAACTGTCCCCTTATCAAGGGCCAACTCAAGTGTTGCCAATCGATCCTTTATATATTCTTTTGCTTTGCTTTCGGACCAAAGGTCAATGTCGTACACGCCCCACATATGCTCAGGGTAGTCGCCCCCATCAAGCGAGCGGCGCTCGTTCCAATCCCTAAAGTAAGAAAAGATCTTCAGGCCCTTAACTTCATAGCCGTTATCGCGGGCGAGTTGAGCGTAAAGATTTAACTGAGGCTCCCAACCGTCATTACCAAACACTGCGCTCCACACGGAAGTTGTCTTCCAGTCGGTAATCACGCCAGACTTCGATAGGTGATCCATCGTTCCAGTAAGGTTCCAGCCAAAATAATCCGCAGCCAGACTAAGCTCCTTAGCTTCCATATCCGGGTCGCCGTCAGAGTTATTTTCAATCACCGTATGGAACGCTGTTCCCAACATGGCATGCATCATTTCCGATACATCAACTTCCATGTTGTCCCAGTTTTGCCTTTCAAGGGCAGTCATGCGCGGAGGCTTTATGAGGGATGTCACCCTAACCTGTTTTTCCACTAAAGGTCGGTGGTTGCTCGACAGCGCCTTGACGAACGGATAAGGCAAATTGTGTTTGTTATGTACTTCCATATTCTTTCCTCTCTTCTTCCTAAATACTGCACCATGGGTGGTTCCTGAGTTCTAGGCATAGGGAGACTCCCCCGGCATATAGCCAGGAAGTCCCCACACCATGCACCATCGGAGCCATCCGTCGTACAAGGCCCTGACATACCGTAACGCTGTCAGGTCAACCGCCGCTTGTTCAGGAGCTACGCCCTGCTCTGCTGCCGCCTCGGTCTCTCGGGCTGCGGCTGGGGTGTAGCAGAATCCCACAGTACCCCTCCAAAATCTCCCGGCGCTGTCGTTATCCGACCACCAGAAGACACACTAATAAACGCTATTAGTTGGGCTTGTCAAACCCGCTCGAAAAACGGCATAATGCACCCGCCCACCACCTCTCCCTTCCTCCCAGGTTGAAGAGGTAACTTACCTCCGGGGTTTTTTATAAATTCCGGGGGTATTTTTTCCACACTTGCCTTGCGTTGACACCCGGTACAAGTGATGTACGATTAGTAGCGTACTATTTAACTATGACCACTTCGATGCCGTAGAGGGCCTCTACTAACTTCTTTTTGAGCCGAAAATCCCTAGTAACAAAACCTTTTACGTCCTCGACAACCCGCTCCCCATCTTGGGTGTAGGCAAAGTCAGCCTTGTAGGAGCAAATCTTTTTGCCGTTAACAACGCAAGGGAAGGGGATTTGAAGCTCAAGGTCCGATATGTGGCCCGCTTGAAGGAGCATTTTTAACTCAAGATACCGACGCGACTCTCGTTTGCTGTCGAAAGTGATCCCATCAACGTCTGTTTTCTTGGCGTTGTACTTATTTTTTCGGAGAGACATATGCCCAATCAAAATCGCCGCACCTCATGGAAGACCCTTAGCATAGAGGACGAAAGTTACTCAAACTTGGTTTACTTAGCCAAACTTGAAAACCGAAAACTTTCTGGGCAGATAAAACAACTTATCGATCAAGAGTATGTCCGCTTGGGCATTTCAAGGGATACGCCAAAGCCGGGAATAAACTCTTTATCCTAAAGAATAACTGTTTCCGTCAAAGATAAGGAATTCTTTGCGGTTTACATTGGTAAAACTGACATGGACCCAGCCAGAATGCGGGTCTTCAGTGTTGTAGCACTCTAAGATCAATTGATCGTAGGGAAGGTTTTTCTTTATCCAGAGAGCAACCTCTCTGTTGTTAAAACCCGGAACCTCTATGTCAGCAGCTTGGCCCAAAGAATGCTGGCTTGTTATAGAGCCTCCGATGGCCTTATTTAGCTCTGGGCAGCGATATCCGGAGGATGGGCTAAAGGCTTGATCAAAATGCTTCCTAATGGGCTCTAAGACGTTTACGCAAAGAGCGCTCAAGGAATCCTTGGCCGCGTCATAAGGCGTATTGTCTATGTTGAGCCTAGACGCAACCTGACTGCGGACCATCTCTCTAAGAGAAAAGTGGGGGCTCAGTTGCATCAGGAAAAAATGCTAAAGACGTAAAGCGCCGCGTTGCTGAGGACTAAAGCAACCCCAAACCAAACAGCTTTGTAGATGCTATCAACCTTCACCTGAACGTGGTGAATGTCATTGGTTTTGATGGTGTTAAGGCGCTCCTCAAAAACAGTAGACATAGTGCCTACCTTTTCGTTGATAAGCCTTATGTCACCCTGTATTTCAGCGACCAACACGCGAAGCTCTTCACTGCTCATCTTACACCCTTACTGCA